CCCAAAGGATTTCATAAAACCCGCAACCGCCTTTAATAACTTTTGCCCAAAGGTTTCAAAGCTTCCAATTTGGCCCGTCATAATATCGCCCAACAATACCCCGAAATCTTCGAGGCCCTGGGCGGTCAAACTATTAAATGCCTGGTTGACGCCCTCCATTGATTTCGCAAAACTCGCCTCATACTCTTCCTGCTTTGCGATTTGGTTTTGCATTGCATAATCGATTTGCGTAAATGTATGCTCAAGTTTTTGCGGTGCCTTAATATCGATAGGCGCGGGATCAATTGTTTTGATTCCTTGGCGCTCGTTGTTTTGGATTTTTTGGGGTATAGCATTCTCACGCAAATATGCAATCCGCACGGCCGCCAATTCCTCAGCAGTTACTTCATCTTTTAAATCAGATTTGCGAGCCTTAACCGCTGCCTTACTAGCGGCAATTTTAATATCTAAACCTTTTAAAGTTTGCTCATCTTGTGCCGCTTGCAGTTTTTCTCCTAAATCAAAATATAACTGTGAATCTATGCCAACATCCTGCTGCATAGATTTGTAAGCCGCTATTCTTTTTGTTAGAAATTCTTGCTCAATTTTTAAAATGTCCGCCTCAGTTTTGCCTGCAAGTTGCGCTTTTCTTTTTGCAATTTCTTCTTGCTGTTTTAAACGGCCCTCTACAAATTTTATCGCTCTTGAATTACTCGCCTCTAATGCGTCGGTGTATTTCTTTTGCGCCGCCTCCGCTTCATCTGCCGCGTCTGCATTGTCTTGCAAAGCGGAATAAACCAAAGCCAAGCCTGCAATAATTGCACCCGCTCCAGTGGCCAACAATGCCGCAGTATAAACGCGAGCGGCAACTGTTGCCTGCCCCATTACATAGGCTTGAACTCGAGTAGCTGCGGTTTGCAATCCCACCATTACAGTGCTCTCCGCTTGCAATGCGTTTTGAATTGCAGTAACCCCATTTACCAAGGCCATGGCGCCCTGTAGTTTTACGAGTGTTTGCTGCAGTTCTTTATTTTCGCCACCTAGCAAAGCAGCCGCGCCTTGCACTGCACCAAAAGCCCCGGCAACTGCCTGCACTCCACCTAGCACCGCATCGAGGCGTCGGGTATCGCTTGCAAAATATCCAACTTCAGCCCTGGCGTCTCCAATGCTGTCCTTTATCCTACCCGCTTCTTTTATAAACTGATCAGCAGAAGCCGCAAACTCTGGACCCAATGCCCGGGCTTCCATTGCCAACTGAGTCAACTGCCTAACAGTTCCCATCGTTGGGTTACGGGTGGCTATGCTCGCTAGCTTCTCCTCAATGCTCTTTGCACTCTTCGCCACATCGGCAGACATTTCACCGCCCGCCTTTTTGATTACTGATATCGCATCATTAAAGCCCTGTCTAAGCTTCTCGATGTTTGCGCCAATTACTATATTTAACGACCTTGCCATTATCTTGTATAATTAATTATAAAGTCCTGAGCAACGTGATAAATTCCCGCAAATCCTGCCTCATCTTCTGCCAATTGTACCTCGCCATCAAATTCGATAGTTTGACATTTTACAGAGTTAAAAGTGCCGGGCAATGTTACCGCTTCCAATGCAGTGCGCACGGCAGCAGCAACCGCCGTAGCGCTTGCAAACGTGGTGCCAAAGCTACTGATTTGCACCCTTGCAAAGTCTGTGCGTGAGTGGCTTGTGTTAGTAGGGCTTGCAATAATGCTAACTAAATTATAAGCGATTGCAGGGAATGCAGACTCTTGCGGAATCCGTATTGGATTTAAGCGCGTAGAAACCAACGCCGTGAGGGCTGAGTTGTTGCTTAAAATGTTGTAGACTATTTTTATAGGTGCGCTCATGCCTTGGCGTCTGGGGTTAACTTATCAAAGACATGCGAATATAGTTTAACCGCTTCGTGAATAGACAAAAACTCGGATTCCTCCCATGGAAATGTTAACAGCCTTTTCGGTTCTATTGGCTTTTTTAAGTGTGGGGCCATACCTGTAGCAACTGCCCAGCGGGTGATCTCCCATTGGTTTCTGTACTGCTGTTGCTGCGCCTCACGCATGCCCTCCAATTTTAGCCGCCAAAATCGTGGCGAGCATTTCCAAAACTCTCGCTCGGTTAGATTTAATTCGCCGTAACTGATGCGCTCAATCTTGCGCCAAGTTAGCGGTGCGCCGTCGCCCTTGGCTTTTACTTTCCCTCTGGCTCTTCGGTGCTAAAGAAATCACTAACGGCCTGCGTGAATCCATCCAATGCAGGGCTCAACTCTGTAAATCTTTTAACCGATGCGCCCAATTTTTGGATTGTGGGGTATGGCGTTTTTTTGCCGTCGGCTTCGTAGCCTTCCAATATCCCATAGAACGCGCAACTTAGTGCGATGTCCATCGATTTGGCAAGGTCTTTTTGCAGGTTTAGATCTGCGAAATTTTCCATCCCAGCCAACTGCATAACGTTGCGCAGGCTGTTCATGTTAAACAAAAGGGGGTGCTGAACACCCCCAATGGTAATGTGGCTCATGCCACAAATATAAGACAAAAAGTATTAAGGCGATACGGTGCCAATGGTCAAAGCGCCTGTGCCTTGCAAAGTTCCTGTGAAGGTTGCTTTGTCGTTGTTAGGTGCGCTAAGTGATAAGCTGCTGAAGAAAGCGCCGCCTGTGAATTTCTCATCTCCGCTTACATTGGTAGTCATTACAACAGTTAATTGAGTGCCCGCAAGCAAATCAGTTAACAAATCTTTGTAAGACAAACCGCTTGTGCTTACAGATGAATCGCCTTCAAAAATACCTTCAACGTTCAAAGTGTAGCCATACTCGCCCGCGATAAATTCTTTAGCGCCTGCGCTGTCTTTGTTAGTAACGTCGATCATATCTTTAGAGATATCCATCGAGTGAGATGTTGCGTTTGCAATTTTTGTTAAGGTTCCGCTCACATCTTTATAGATGCTTATAAGCGTGCCGTTTACTGGTCCAGTAGTTGCCATGGTTATTTATATATTAAATTATTTTTCTTTGCTAGGTCGGCAATGATTTGATCAACGCCTTTCATTATGTTTTCCTCTACGCTTGTGGCGTTTGAATCAACGGCCCTTTGCATAAAACGCACAGGGGCGATGGCGCCTGTATAACGGCCTGTGCTCGATTGGATTCGCTCAACCGTGCCGTATTCATACATCACGCCCAGATAATTGTTGTGGTATTCCTTGCGCAAGCCAATCAAAGCCTTATCAAAGTTTTGATTATCCTTGCTATTAATGAAACCGATTGAGTCCCGCAAATCGCCCGTATCGACAGGCACCAAACTTTTTGCCGTTGCGATAATTGGGCTCGCACTTTTCTTCAAAACTTGCTGAAGTTTACGACTTTTCACACTGACCCCCATAGCCTTTAAGGCTTCCAAGGTTTCAGCGAGTCCGTCGATTTTTTCCATTATTGCGTTAATTCGGTTTGTAGTTTCAAATATAGATTGCGCTGAAGGTTTGCAATGTTAACAATGTTGTGCGCTCCATTGTCATCAACCACCCTGTGCTTAACGCCTACGGCTGAATTAAAACGGATGGTATACATGACAATTTGCTTGTGTTCTCTGCGGTCCGCGTTTACATTCTCCGCGCCACTTTCCTGCTCAACACGCTGCGCCCAGGCCGTTGCGTATTCCGTCCACGTTTGCAGCTTCTCGCCTGTGTTTGTATCTATGGTCTCGGTGTAACTTTGTAGGCTCACCAAAACATCCATTAACCCCGCATTCATTAGATCATGATTTGGATTTTGTACGGATCGAGTAGGTAGTGAAATCCGAAGTCCATGGTGCTGGAGATGGTCCCTGTAATGATTGCCTGCCTATTATCGTAGTACTGAGCAACCAACAAAAGCGCCGCGTGCTTAATTGTGGCGGGCAGTATTGTGTCGGGATCTACAGATGAAGTGCCTACAGGATTAAAACCCTCAGAAATTTCAACAATGTACTTAATTGTATCGTCCGTAATCGAAGACGGCGTATTTTCAAAAAAGATATTTCGAGAATACCCGCCCATCGGATCAGGCGAGGCCAACCAGTCGGCAGAATCAAAAGCAACAACCGCCTGCGAGTCGTTCACATAGCTCACGGAATTAATCGCCAAACAGCGCGTGTTTAAGCGCAGATAATTGCCCGAAGGTATATTGAGCCCATTCACGGGATTCACGAGCGCAGGCTGCCCTACAAATGAGTCAAACCCATACTTTGCCGTCCCTTTGCGAATCGAGTAGCCCAAATAATTACTGCAGGCATCAATTGCCATAGAGATAAGCCCCGAAATGTAAGTATCATCTGAGGAACTTGTAACCCTTAAATGGGTTTTTGCATCTGCCAAACTGAGGTAATCAGTGGCGGCATTTGCGAAGGCGGTATATCTACGGCTAACAAACATTATTCTGCGTCTAGTTCGGTTTCAGGGTTCACTGGCTTTGCCTTTTTACTAGGCTTGGCTGGTGTCAATACTGCAATCTCTTCAGCAACGCCCGCCTCAATTAAGAGCATGGCCTGCTTGGTTTCTAAAATTACTTCTTCACCTACGTTGTAACTTAAATTAAATTGCCCTGTAGGGTTTGCTGTAAATCTCACTTTCATATTGGCCCAGGGGCGATGCAGTCAAGATCACCCCCGGCACTTGGAACTTTTACGCCCCCAAGCGGGCAGATCATTAGGCTACGATGTCCTTACAAACTGCGAAGGCAGTAGGCTGCAACAAGTTGCAATCTAAGTAAGCATTCAAAACAACGTTAGTCAAGCCAGCAGTAGCACCGCTATAAGGGTCAACTGTCAACTCCATACCACCCCAAGAGGCGATAGCCATTTTGCTGAAATCTCCGAAGATCATTGCAGACAATGTGCTGCTAGAACCTTTAGACAAGTTGCTAGGAACCAAAGTAGAAGTGGCTACGTTGTAACCGTTCAACTCAGCACCACCTGCAGGCCAGATGAAGTTACCTTCTACACCAGAAGCTTGGCGTGGAATAGTTTGCAAAGCGGCTTTTACTTTAGGGTTGGTCAAGTAAGCAACACCCTCGCCGTTTGCGTTTTCTACAGCCTTCATCAAGTTAACAACGTCAGCCCATACTGGAGCGATTCCGTTTGCGTTAGTGCTGTTAGAAGTTGCACCACCTGCGTAAACTACGTTTACGCCAGAATTTGCTAACACGCCCACAGGCTCGTTAGTTCCACCGCCTTTGATAGCAGCAGTTTCCAAAGATTGCGCCATTGCATTCAACAACCAGTTACGCACGTAAGCGTCGATTGAGTTGCTAGATTGCAACATCAACTGGTTTGAAACCTGAATGTAAGCGGCCAAACGCTTAGGGCTGAAAGTGATTTTGCTGAATGCGGGGCTCTTTTCAGTAGCAGTTCCGTTTTCAGTGTTCCAACCTGCAGAAGGTACAGTTGAAGCTGTTGGCATATCCAAGTTACCAACCAATCCAGACAATTGCTGAACACCCAAACCGCGCAATACAGTCTTAGGCAACAATACATCAATAATTGAACCAACAGAAGTTTGAACGTTTACACCACCTTCAGAGCCAGAAGTTCCGCCAGTAGCAGACATATCACGCTTGAAAACTTCAGAAGGGATTTTCATAGAGTGAGCGCTTACGCTTACACCGCTACGCTGGTACTCGCTAGAGGCCAAGGCAGAAAATTCACCCTCAACACCTTCGCGACGGCCAGAGATAGCCATATCAATAGCGCGCTTAAAGCTGTACTCTTTAGCCATTTCTGACTTTTCTTTTTCTTCGCTACGGCTAGCAACGTGGCCAGCGGCTTGAGCTGCAAGATTCTGCAACTTTTCCAAGGTTTCAACCTCAGCTTTGATCGCGCCCAAACGAGCCTCGATTTCAGCCAAGCGGTTGGTTTCTGAATCAGCCATAGATCTGGCTTCTTTTTCGATTGTGGTTTGCAGAGTAGACAACTCGCCCAACAGGCGGCCGCGCTCTTCTTTCAATGCTTTAATTTTATTCATGATTTTGTGTTTTGTTTAAA